CTGCAACAGGATTCTCTGGTCTATCAGGGAATACAATTGACTCATAGTCTGCTGCAATTTCTACATCAGCAAACGATCCAGTATCAAAGTTAACATCAGATAGATCTGAATTTCCTGGGTCAAACATAGTAAATCTGAATGTTTGAGAAGCATTCAATTCAATATCCTCATTCATAGGAAGAGATACCGTACCACTACAGCGTGGGATGCTAATATTTTGTAGATCCCCATTTTCATCAACAAACTCTTCAGTAAGAGTCTCAAATTCAATAACCGTAACAGTTCCTGTCAAAGATGGATTAGCATCATTAATATATTCTTCTACTATATCACCAGTCAATGTATATGTCAATACACTACCGCTAGGTACGTTAGAAGTATTAATGGTGTACGTTACTGTCCCACCACCAGCTACAATAGTTGGATCTACAATGACAGAGTATACTCTACTACCATCAAATGTGATAGGCAACACAACCTCCTCATCGTCCTCGGGGGGATCATCTGGAACGATAGGTGGAACCGAGGGATCATCGTCATCAGGTAATTCAGGTGGAGGATCGACAGGAATTGGTACAAGAACTGGATTAAATGGTGGCGTGTCTTCTCTACCAGGACCAGGCGGTTCTGGATCTTGGTTAGGAATAGGAATAGGTTCGTTAGGAATACCACCAACAAAAATAATCCTAGTTGGTTTGGGATCCAAGTAATCAGCTGACTCTTCGCAGTAGAATCTTTCTCCAGTATCACCATCGGCAATATTGTCTAGAAGATTGTCTAACCAATCATCCTCATCATCTTTGCTACAGTCAGTACATTTAACAGTTGACTCTGGACAGCTACTACTAGGACCACTACATGAGATACCTAGGAATGACATTACCTTTCCGATAGCACCACCAATCATGTTTAGAGGTGATGCTAATATTCCTAATATACTTTGCAGTGGTCCTAATATACTACTGATTAAACCTTCCAGAAGTTCTAGAATTTTGTTGACGATACCCTCAACTAGGTTGATGACAGCACAAGCAGCAGGAGAGAACACATCCATGATGAAGTCGAACAGCAGATTTGTTAAGAATCTTGCCAACATGTCAGTGATATTCTCAATAGAACATCCAAGTGCCTTAAGAATCTGATCAAGAACTTTCTGCACACCGTCTAATAGACGACCTTTCTTACCAATAGTCTTCTTTGTTACTTTTGGATCTGCAGGTACTTGCTCCTTCGCTTGTAGTGCTCCTTGAATGCCTAGGAGACCATCAACTAGGTTCTTGATACCCTCACGTAGATTCCTAATAATCTCGGACTGGGCACGACCCATCAGACTACGGACAAGTTTAGTAATCCTACCAATGTGATGTCTTGCAATAGATACTTTATCATACAAGAATCCATTGATCTTACTGACATAGAAGTCACCTAACTGTCCACCAGATGCTTGGTTAGCAGCGAGCATATCACCAATAATATTCTGTACCTGCTTACCAAAGTTACTCTCTGTACCACACTTGGGGTTGGCAATAGTAACACAGTTCTGGGAGCCAGTAGGATTGGTTTCACTATGCTTGCCACGCAGTGCAGCAATGATAGCAGGAGGACCCTTCTTTTCGTGTGATTTAGCAGCAGCTGGTTCGCCACCATCTATGTTAGCACCAGTCTCTGGATCTACACCGTCTTGACTTGCTTGAGAGTAATGTGCTTGTGGTTTAACAGTGCTATCAGTATGAGTAGTGAAGTTCCTAGGTCCATCATCACCAGCAACAGGGTCAGTATTCTTAACGACAGTAGCACCAGCGGTGTGCCCAACAGACCCCATGATAATAGGTCTCTGCTTATCATTGTCAAGGAAGAAACCAATGACCCAGTTACCTGCTCGCAGCTCTGCTGTAGCACCAGTCACACCACCATCACTGAATGGTGTGGTCACAGGCATGACTACGTTTGCCCATGGTAGTTGCTCTGTCGGTGTCTTCTGACCTTCTCTTAAGTGTACGCCAACAATACGCACACGATATCTACCAGATTGTTTTGGGTCGCTTTCTCTCCCTGTCTCAACCTGTCCGATCCACCAGTTGAAACCATCAGCGCCTATCTGATTAGTCGATATAAATGACGATAGAACTGGATCCATACCAATACTTTTATTTTTATTTAGTCTCTACATCAGAGGGTTCATCTGGCATGCCATAAGAATCCCTTACTAAAGTAAGATATGTATTTGCTTTTGCATTCAGAACATCAGCGGAGTGCTGTAGTTTTGCAATCAAATAAGCACCGCTATGTTCCTTGTCATAAATGTCATTCTCTTCTCTTTCTGATGAAGGAATGTTATTAGGAATCATAATCTCAACTGTCTGTCCCGCACGTAAATCTGTTCGGAAAGGTATCTGAATAAAGACTTGCTGGTTGTTCTGTGATTGTTTTCTAGCAATCGACTGCGCTACGACATATTTCTGCCAGTCAGGAAATTCTGCTGTGTTCTTCTTACCACCATCTGGTTTCTCTGGTGATGCTACTTCCACACCATCAAACCAAGTCTCATGATCCATCAACACAGACATAATTCTACTGGGATTGACTGCAAGATCAGCCTGACCTTTAGCAAGACCAGACTGGGATCCTAGATGCTCCATGTCATCAAAGCGATCACCTAAATTATAAACATACTCTTCGTAAGTACCAGTGCTATAGTTATAGAAACAAATAACATTAGAGAACGTACCCATTCTCAACTTGGATAAGATGTCAATCTCTTGTTGGAAGTCAATGTCAAGGATTTTACGGCGAGCATTCTGTGGATTGAGTTGATCATTCTCTTGAAAGAATGTCTCCACAGGTGGATTAGTTTCGATAGAGTTTAGTGAGTCAATTGATCTAAAATGATATCCATCATAGTTTTCGTAGAAGTAATACCCTGCACTACCCTTTGATATTTGTAATTCTGATGTTGTACTAGAACCTGAAGGAAATGTCTTCTTATCTTCAGGTACAGTTCTCTCTTTCAACGAGCTGATAATAGAGAAAGGTGTCTTCTTACCTGGCAAGAAAGTTACCTTAAACATAGAAGGATCATTGAGAAGTCTCTTTGTAGTTCCTAACTTTTCTGTTACTAGTTGAGATACAATGCCTTCTGCTTTACCTGATAGTCTTTCTCCTAATCTAGTAGTTTCATTGACCAACAGTTCATTGGAAACCAACCCAAGAGAATACTCTTGATACCTGTCTGCAGAAAAGCGATTGTATATCTTTGACACCTTCATGTTCAGTGTCAATAGTTCTTCATCAGCAGCACCAAATACCAGTTCAACATTCTCGTATCCAGAAATAGGAAGAGAAGAAATAATATTTGCTGCGTTGTCAACGATGTCTAGGTTGACAGAAATACTTGGCATGTCAATGTCTTCAAAGTATTGAAAACTTTTGATCAACCCTGTTAGTGGCACTTCAGTTCCATCTAGACCAGTAATAGTTGCCTCTTCTAGTTTTAAACTAGAGGCATATGGAAACTCTTGGTTATTATCACTCATGTGGTCACACCATCAACTGTAAATACTGATTTGGATAGAGAAGAAACAGAAGGAGCTACTGTAGTTCCCTGTGATGTAGGAACCGCACCAGTAGCAGCAGATTGTGTTTGCTCACCGCCCATATTTATCATTGCTACTTGTGCTTTTTCTGCTGCTGTAGAACCTCGCATCGCCTGTGTTGGATCTACTTTAGTTGCTGGTGGTTTAGTTGCTGGTGGTTTAACTCTCTCCTGACCATACTCTATGAATGACTTAAGTATAGCAGCATTTTTACCACCAGTGGTATCTATCTTCATACTACCACGATATAAGTCAAACCCGCCACCACCTAGTTTGAATGCATTGTATTGTTTACCATCATGCTCGAAATATATTCTTTCCCCTGTTCTTGCACCAAAGGTTTCTGTAATTCCTTGTGAAGATTTTGATTGTGCTTCTAGATCTGAAGTATCTCCTGTTGTTTTTGGTTCTGGTTTTGGTTCTACTAACGGTCCTGGTTTTGATCCTGGTTTTGCATAAGCAATACTATATCCCTCGCCAGTACCAAGATAATTTTTAGCTGCGACACTCAAGTCAAGCATATGATTACTTGAGTGTCCTTCTACTCCAGGTCCAACATCATTAACCCTAACAACAGCAGACTTTCCTGTCTTGGTATTAGTTACAACTACATTAAAAGGTTTCTTGAGAGTTCTACCGCCAGGAAATCTCGCTGCAGGAACTGTCATATTTTTGGGAAGAGTGGCTAGCAATGGTGGAAATGCTGCCGCAGAAAAAACATCTTCCTTATATCCTTCACCAGTAGATGTAGCAGGCAATCCTTCAGCAGTCTTATGTCCGCTGGCGTTAATACCACCAAGTGATGGATCATAGTAAGTTGTCTTGGCACCAGTGCTAATCATCTCACCAGCTTCTCCTGATCCTGTAGTAGAAGGATTATGTGTGTCTTTTGGTGGTGCAGGATCGTTATCTGGATTGAACAGGTTTTTTAGACCATCAAATACTTTCTGGAATACATTTTTCTTTTCTTTTTTCTCTTCATCACCACCAGTCAAGATAGAAGGTTCTTTCTTCAAACTTTCACCAGCCTTTGCTTTACCTACCAGTGATTTAGGTAGGTCAAATACACTGGCAAGTGGAGTGATAACTTTTGCCATCTCACTAGCAACCTCGGGACTGTCTCCAGATAGTCGTTTGACTAACTCACTACTAGCAGCCAACGCCATACCACCAGCAACCTTTGTTGGTAGTGCCATAGCATCTACTAATGGTTGTTCCAGACTACTATCTGCCATCAGGTTAGGTATCTCAATGGGAGATGATTTACCCATAGGAGTTCCCTCTTCATAACTGTTATTGACATTAGAAAATGATTTACCCATCTCATAACTGTTATTGACATTAACATTCATAGGAGGAACCATAGGTTCTGATGGTGTTGGTCTTACCTTACCATCAACCGCACTTGGTTCTCCTTGCGTGTAGTTGTTGTCTAATGGTACGATTGCCTCATCACCATGTAGTGTCAAACCAGGTACTTTATATCCACTATCAGGTCCAGATAAGATAGCACCTCGCTCTGCTTGTGGACCTTCTTTGACATCATCCGATGGCGATTCATTATCTGATTCTGGATCATAATCTAGTTTTATATTAGATGCTGCATCCTTTAGATCGAATGTATCATCAGTGGTGTCCACTGGGATATTAGTGGTGACAACTTTGGCTTGTTTTTCTAGATTGGATTCTTTGACCGTTCCTTCTGCATCATCAGTTTGTTTTTTCTTCAATGCAGTCTGTGCATTGATTGCTTCAGCAATCTTGGTTAACTTGTCCTCAATACTATCTGTTCTTTCACTCAACTGATTAACAATATCAGTCTTCATTGCATGAACATCAGAAGCAACCTGTTTAGAGTCACCGATGCTGTTGTTAATAGACTGTGCTGTCTTGTCTAATGACTGGGCAATAGCATTGATTGCCTGGAGAAGGTCTTCTCTAGTTGCTCTCTGCTTGTTACCAGATGCTGCTGCCGCTACTTTCTTTTCAGTTTCAGCAAGCATCCTCTCTTGAGAAAGAGACTGTCTCTTCTGCTCAAGTTCAAAGGGAGACATCTTTTTAGGGATTGCAGGTGTCTCTGCTTTTACACCTTCAGGTGGTCTCTTTGCACTCTGAAAATTATAGTTATCAAATTGCCTACGGAATCTCTCAACGTCAGACAGTTTCTTTATGTCTTTACCGTCAGCGTCTCTATTGTCTACGAAGTTCCAGAACTGTGCCTTTGGATTCTTTAGCAGTTTGACACGATCAACTGCCTGTTCAATGTCTTGCTTCTTGCCACTGATATATGATCCACCAAACTTATTCTTTAGTGCTGCCTTAAAAAAGAAACCTTTCTCTACACCTGCTTCTTCTAGGCTATCATATCCTGCTTTCTTTGCCTTCTCTTCTGCTGCTTCTCTCTCTTGTCTAGCAAATTTTCTTGCAGCAAGAACCTTCGAGATCATACTACCAATATGATCCTTACCTGGTTTTGTTGTATCTGTAAACCCTTCGGTAAATGCTGCCATTTATTAGATTCCCCCTAGATATTTAGTTAAAGAGAGCGATGTGCATTGCTGCTTTTCCTGGCGCAACACCCATCGGAGGTCTAGTTATAGATTTATTATCACGAGGTACATCTACAGTTGGTTCTGGTGGTGCTTGCGGTGGAGTCATGACAATGATAGTCTGTGCCATTGATTCTGCCTCTTCATCATACTCTAACACTTCAGGTACAAAGGTACGATAAGTTTGAATTAATTCAGATGGTGTACTAGACGCATTCATTGCCAGCAGGTGATCAAGAACTGGTGGTGTACCATACACCAAGTTTTTCATAACAATCTCTGGTCCTTCTTCACCAACAGTAATCTGTTCTTGACCTGACATACCAGCAACACCACCTTCGGCATATGCAGGACCACCTTTATCAAATAAATCAAAATCTCTATTGCCGCCCTCTTTCTTCATAGCAGAGAAGTGCATCGCATCTTTAACACTTCTCCATGCACCACCCCATCCTAGTCCATGCTTTGCAGCAATTTCACCGATGTTGGATGGCATATCAGTAACTAAATTATTGCCAGTAGGATCATATGGATTTTCGTTTGCGTTTATATCAATTGATGCTCCATATGGATGAGAATATCTATTTTGATCATAATCAGGATCATCAGGACCAGCGCCACCACCAGTGCCTGCATTTCTGAACCCACCAATAGTTCTAATTTTATATCCAGTCTCTTCTAATTCAGCAACGAATCCTTTAAATTGATTAGCAACAACACTAGCTACCTTGTATGTATGACCATCTTTTGTAGTCAAATTAGTTAGTTTAATACCAGTGTTCCATGGTCTATCATTAATTGAACCTGTTGATTCTAATTTAGAATCTACTGCTGGAGAAGGTGGAACTGGTTTTCCATCAGGACCCATTGGTCTGATACCAAAAAATCTAGCTAGATTTGAAAAGAAATTACCACTACCTTCATCTGCTTCTTCTAAATCCTTCTTTTCCTTTTCATTTAACTGCACCGTTTCTTCTCTAAATAAAGGATTTTCTTCTTCCGTTTTTCTAGAAATCTTATTAAGACTATTAGCAACACCGTCAATTGATCCACCAACATTTGTTGATGCAAGTGATTTAGGAACATCAAATGCGGTTGCTATTTTTGATGCCTCTTGCTGGAAGCTAGGTGCTACTGTCGCTGCTAGTGGTCCAACATCAGACAATACTTTACTACTAGCAGCCAAGATTGTACCACCAATAGGACGCATTAGATCTTTGTAGAATCCAGGTTCAATTAAAGCCTCTGTACCATGTAATTCTGGAACACCAGTTCCACTACCGCCCTGCTCAAACTTACCAAAGAATGTACCGCCTGGAGTGATCTTTTCTATAAAACTAGGGGTGTACTGTTTAATTTGTGGGGTGAGGGGTTCGATTTCACGAGCAGCAATTTGTCTTGTGTATTCTGCTTTTGCTTCAAGTTCCTCTGGAGTAGATCTTTGTTCTCCATACATGACTGCCTCTTGTTCTTCTGGAGTTAGATCTCCCCCAGTTTCAAGTTTCATTGTTGCATATTTTTTCTCTTTATCTTTTTCAAGATGAGACATCCTTGCTTCTGCAAGAGGAATCAATCCTAATTCAGCAGCAAGGAAAGCCCACCCAACAGGACCAGGGATAGCACCACCACTAGCAAGAAGACCACCCACAATATCTCCTTTGGCAAATCTTTCTATAGCAAATCCAACACCAAGTGCAGTACCAACGCCTGGTATAAATCTAGAAGCTCCTTTAGCAGCTGCTCTAGTTGCTGCTTTTTTACCAACTGCTCCCGCCACTGCTTGTGTAGTTTTCTTTCCAGCACCACCACGTAAAAACTGTGTTCCTCTCTCAATTCCAGCAGAGATTGTTCTACCACCAGGAATCTTACGCAATTTATTACCAAGACCCATCCTACCCTTTCTTGCCAGTGCTCTTGCAGTCTTAAGAGGGTTCCTCATTCTTCGGAGCATCTTACCAATGCCACCAGTACGAAGAAATCTTAAAAAACGTAGAAATTTAAGAAAATTAGGTCCACCACCACCTTTTTTATTCTCCTTCTCTATTTCATCAGTAGTATCTTCATATCCAAAAGTATCTGCTACATCTTCCTTGTTTTCCAGGTTAGCTTCAGCTGCAGCAGTCTCCGCATCATCTATCGCCTCTTCTTCAGTCTCATTTTGCGATTGCATCGCATTTAAGATATCATCAAACCTATCGTTCAATGAATCATATGTCGTTTCAATCTGATTGAGATTACTAACTGTAGTACCAACAGCAGCACCAAACAATTCATTCTGTTTCTTCAATTCATTATCAATTGAAGACAACTGCCCCTGAATCTTCTCTAAAGATGAAGTCAGAGTCTTAAGTATCTTTACATTAGATATTGCTTCTACTTTCTGCTTCTTTTCTTTTGGTGTCTTCTCGTAATTCTGACCAGTCTGCTGATTAACAGCGTCAAGCATACCTGGTGGCAATAAGTCTATAATATCTGATAGATCTGGTGCAGTTTCTTCAACAACAGGTTTGTCTACTACTACTTCATCTACTGCCTTAACTGCTTCATCAATGTTTTCTTTTACTTCTTCTTCTGCTTTCTCTACAATCTCTTCTGCTTCTTCTTCTGCTACCTCTTCTTTCTTTTCTTCAGCAACAGTTGTGTCAGTAAATCCTTCTGTAAAAGATGTTTTTAGATACCTTTCTACAATCCATTCTTGATATCTTCTCTCATCCCGACCACTGGTACTACCAGTCTCAAACATAGGATATCCATCGATATCCGTCTTCATGTTCTTGATAATTATATCAGCATCTTGCGTGGAGATTTTCTTCTCCAACATAGAAAAGTAACTGGTGCCACTATCATCCGTGCCGCCAGTTAACTTTGCTTTTAATCTATTAAAGATGCGATCCTTCTGTCCACCACCAGGCACACCTTTCCTATACCATCTTACGATATCTTCTGGTGCTGGGGTGTTGAAAATCATTAGGCGGATCTAGATGCTTCCTGTTTCTTTTTCTCTTGTTCGATGTGCTGAATCAAGAGGGACGTGTATACTTCACGTTCCCAAGGCATCATGTTTTCAATCTCTGTCAAGCTGTATTTATGGTACTGCATTAAGGCAAAGTTAGTTTTATAGTACCCTTCCAAATTGTTTTGGAAGAGTGCTATGCGAAAAAACTTTGCAATCCCTCAATAGTATACTCACACTCATTACCTGTGTTTGGGTTGACTACCGTAAACGTATGAGAAAGTCTAGGCATAGTCTCATAAAATTTTTGGATTGATTCAAATTGTTTGGTAGTCAATGACTCCACAAACTCACGAAACTCTTTCTTACTAGTAGTAGAAGAATCGTATACCTCTTCTTCATCAAAGATCTGTTCGATATGTTCTGCAATGAAGCTAAAGATATGATCAGCATCAATACCTTTGTTCAAGAATTGAGACTCAATAAATCTATCCATACTAGGATACTTCATCAGGATACCAGTGGTATCAGTCAACATAATCTTTCTATCATGCCCCTCTTCTTTGGTAACTTCTACCTCATCAATATTGATAGAAGCAGTGGCATTGGTCTCACCATCATCCGTACAGGTTACCGTCATTTCAATGACTTCACCGATAGCAGCGGCACGAATCTTAAGGAACAAATATTCTAGATCAAATGATGGTAGTTGATCTACCTTAATTCTAGAAATAACACAAGACTTCAATACATTTTTAACAGCATCAATAACTTGCTTTTCGTCTTGCGATTCCATTGCCAATAGCAAAACCTTTTCTTCTTTTACCAGAAATGGTCTATACTTTACCGTTTTTCCAGTAGAAGGCAGCGACAGTTCATACTGCGGTACGCCAAGTTTTGGTAATGCCATTGATATGTAAATTCAATTCGTATATTTATTTAGCTCGACTTTTTGAGTCAATTTTTGGTGGG